TTGCATAAAATGAATATTTCCTAAAATTGTTAGAACCGCCACCAGTACTATTAGTAGCGTTTGCATATCCAATATCCGAAACCAATGTGATGGTAGGAATAATATTGACAACCTCTTCTACCGGAAGTTGTTCTATCTCTCTAGTAACAACGAAATATTCAAATGCAGAGTTACGTACTTTATTTATTGTATTTAAGTTATATACCGCAGTACGCTGGCCAGGAAATAAAACGTAACTATCCGGCTTCGCTAAATCAATCTCATAATATCCCTGAACGTTACTTTCAACAAAATTAGGCAACACATCTAAACTAGCATTTGCTTCTAAAGTAGATGCTTCGTTCAATTCCCGGCCCACGTAAGAAATATAATCTTTAGGATCGAAAGGGGTATATGTTTTTGTATGTTTAATATCTAATGCCATATATCAATAAATAACAGTATTATCTAGTTACTTTAAAGTAAAATCCGTTATCATGAATAACTGTTTGGTCGGTATGAACTGCTTTGATTAATATTTTATAGAATCGTTCCGGAAGGAATCCATTCAACCATAAATCAAAATAATTGCCGTTCGTATCACAACTTAATTTAGTATAGTTATCATCAAAATCTATTAGATACTCTTCTGTCGCTGCATCCTTGACTGCATACGAGGCAGATAACGGTAATCTATACTGTGTCAAATAATTTGATGATGTGGCATAAGTCAATACAGGAAATTCCGGACGGACACCAACCCTAAACCTAATTTTACTAGCTTCTTTATATGAATCACGAATATTCTTTAGATACACTACATAACGATCATCAGCAATCTGCGAGAATGAACCCGTTCCACTTAAATCACTATCACTCCATACTGCTTCTAATCTAGGAACGTATATTGTATGAGTATCTCTTCCAAAGAATTTCAACTGTCCGAAAATGTCTGAAGAACTCTCATCTGCTGTTGAACGTTTAACAATAAAGCCATTATTTGTTACTGTACCACTTAACCATTTGTTAACAATATCAGTAACATCCATCCGAATATCAGGTGATTCATATGAGAATGATTGTGATGCTTCATAACCGGATCCAAAATACCAAGTAGCGCCGCCTGGATTAGTATACCAACTTGCGGTTGTGTTTGCGTTATATGAACCCGTTGCCCAACGGTCTGCTAAGTCATAACTAGTCTTGTAATTCCAACTTACACCGTTTCTAATCTCCGGTGAATCATTAAAATTACCATTACCATTCTGCCATGACTGACTTACTGGATAGGCATATAATGTATAATCAATAGGCAAATCAGTAGAATCGATTGCCGATAATTTCAAATAAAATCTAGGATTAGTAATTGTACCCGCTACAATTGAAGAGGATATATCAGCTAACGGAAATTTTATCAATACCCTAGAGTTGTAATTAGAAGTGAAAATATCTCCGTTCGGAGCTTTACTGTTTGCAGTATACTTCGTTATTTCAAGTATGGGATCGATACCGGTATTTCGGTTAGGAAAATACTCGTATATAGTTGCATCTATATTTGGGTATACAGAATAGATCATTTACTATAATTATTTAGTAAGTTACTATTCTTCCCTTAATATCACTGTTAGGATACTTTACCTCGAAAATGCTAGGATCGAGAGACGGATAAATGACTCCGTTCTTCGTTGCACCATCTATATCATATAGGTTTCCGGAATATCCAAGAATAGTATCATACAGATTGGTTATTTTAAACGATGATACGGTTTGAACTCCCTCAATCCTGTCTAATTCAGATACAAATTGATTCACTATGATAGGCATATTGATACCCATCTTATCATTATCAAAGCTACGTTTTAATGATTCAATACAGCGTAATACTACCTCATTACCATTGAAGCCGGGCCTTGCAATTATTTCAAATTCAATACCGATATTAATGATATATGGTGTCTTAATATTGATTGCATCAGTAAGCATTCTATATTGAGAAAGATAATTTCTTAAATTTTCATTTACCGCATTGGATAGTGGAGTAAAATTCTTATTTGAATCGTATCCCAAAGCATATAAATTCAACGCTAACGGATTCGGGATTCTATCGCCATCGGTAGACATTTGATCGTCCTGAATAATAAAGGCCTTTGCAATCGAACCGAATTTTGCTGGCATTGCATAACAACGTACAATATAATCTTCACGTGTTACTGCTCGGTTTTGTGCTGCAAAATTCGCAATAGCATCCTGGCGTATAGATTCTAAATCACGCAATGCTTGACCGCCTCGGGCCGGTTCGGGGTTATTCACTGCAACTGAATTTTTTACAAATGTAATTACTGCAGAGTCTAACGAAGCATTAAATGAATTATATGTTATTGAATTTATTGTAGAGATAGTATTAATTCCTACGTTATCAGAAACCCCACCACCAATAGTATAACGTACAGTCAATGTAGTGTTATTTGGTGCCTGACCATATGTCTGCGTATATAGGAAGTTCGAAGGATCAATACTTAAATCTGCAGTTCTTTTGAAATACGGTAATCCAAACCCTACTGCGGTTGGGTTAGGTATTAAGTCTTCATCCGCCTCACTACTAACACCAGCACCGAATTGTATTTCGGTTCTATTATCTCCACGCAATCTGGTTACAAATCGTTTCGCTGTCTTTTTATATTTCAGGATAAATGGAGCGGAACTTCTATTTGCTGATAGGGTAGGATCATTAAACGGAATATTTTGTATCGATAGTGGAACCGTATCCTGTGCTAAATAAGGCACTTCATACCAAGTATTTCCATCGGAATCTACGATATCTATAATTTCTAATACATTATTTTCTGGTAACGTTATTTTGTCGTATATCTTTGCATTACCGAAAGTAAATGTACTGGTTTTAATCTCACCGGATACAGCATTTACCTGCTTCTTTAAAAGGTAATAGGTAACTTGGCCGGTGTTATCAATTTCATATACTGTAACCTCAGTAGGATCAAAACTACTACTGAAAGAAAAATCTACATAATCTAATGTTCTAAACTTTACAGTGCTAGTTGAACTCAATAGTGCATTGGGTTGAACAGTCAGTGCATATCTCCAATCCGGCGATGTATTCGCTCCAGAACCGACTGCAGGTAATAGTTGGAATATATCCAATTTAACGTATGCAGGGGTATTTGTTTTTGCTTTATATGAAAGTGAATTGGCTAAATTGTATAGATTAGAACGTTCACGTGCCTCGGCTAAAAATCCTTCACGTAATTGTGTATCTGCATAAAAGGATAATACATCTCCCACATACGCAGACATTTCAATGAACATCATACCGGGAGATGATTCATTAAAATCGTTATATGTATTCGGGAAGTAATTCTTCGCAAACGAGATTAGATTCGAACGAAACTGTCCGAAATCTTTATTTAGATATTTTACTTCCTTTTTAACTAACTCTGCCATATTATCCTATTAGATTCAAACTATTAACATCAAACTGTATTTCTATCTGCCTATTCGCACCATTCTGACCCACCCTAAAACGTATAAATATATTAACTCCGTTCGTCACATCACTAATATTCCTATACGGCAATACATTCGCTGTTAATTCTAATATAGTTATGTACGGTAACCAGAAATTAATATCTGAACGTAAAGAATCTTCAACTCGTGTTGTGAATTCCTCATCATCATTAATATTCTCAAACAATATATTCTGTAAATCCGTACCAAAGGTAGGATGATATACTCGTTCTCCCTTACGGGTCAATAGAAGATTTTTAAAATTAGAAACTGCCTGTTCTTCTGTAGTATATGATAATGGGAATATCGATCCTCCATTAGTTACTGATGTATAGGAAGTATTATATCCCTTACCAGCAGCTGCTGCATTGAATGGTAAACGGATACCAATAGCCTTATCCGGTTCTAAATCTAATGGATTATATCTATATTCAATAGGCAATTACGAACCTTTCTTCTTATTAATGGCTTTCATTAATGCACTATAATCTCGAGTCAACGCACCAACTACAGATTCCATTTCTGGTTTATTCATATCAACTCGTTTACCATCCAGGTCAACGGCGGGTACGGTCACTGGCATATCCGGAACTCTTGCAGACATTCCAAATGCACCATCCATTGCTACTCTAGAACTATCAAATGTCATCGTAGGCCATTCATCTACCTCTGCACTCTGTACTGTTTCATTAAGAATGTCATTTAACATAGCATTCTTTGTATACTGCTTCGTTGTGGTATTCGTTGGCGGTCGTTTCTTCTGTAATTTAGGTTGTACCTTAGGTTCAGATACTTCCCTAGATTCTGCAATTGTACCCTTTGCCAATTCCTCACGAACAACTCTACGAACAACACGTTCGATAATCATTTCTAGTTTTGAAATTGAACTCATAGTTTTAGTTTTATTTATTATAAATATTAGTTAGGTTTGTTTCATGGTTTGTAATTGCGCCGTTATCGTTCCTAATTGTACGGTAATCGGAGCCAATGCTGCGGCTGCGGGTGGTAGTGCCGTTGATATAGCCGAAACTAATGTTGTAACCTGACTTACCAACGCATCTAATTGTGTAAACATCGTATCCATATCAGCCGCCCAATTGGGTGTAGAAATAGAAACGGTTTTGCTTGCATTTAAAATAATACTGTCGGTAGAAGAATTGAGAACAATCCTTTCAGAACCTAATATTATTTGATTTTTATTGAATGTTTGTAATGGCAATACACCCAAAGCTAATCTACGTTGTGCTCCGGCAAATGTAGTGAATTTCTGATCCGATGATAGGAATAGAGTACTAATATTTGAATTAGGATCTTCTACGCTGCCACCATTACTCAATATTGTTATGGGAGAACCACTTCCCTTACCTGACCAAGTGGGTCGTGCATTGTATCTCTCAGTAGTAGTAGCACCGAAAGTACCTCCCATCCGGATGGTATTTCCGAAACGGCCCTCTATAATGGTATCACCCTCATACGGAGGAAGATACGATGTATTTGTAGATTTAAAATCCTTACCCGGCTCCGGTACTTTTGTATCTGAAACGCCTGTTACTTTAGGATTACCTACTGAAAAACGATAATCGGCGGTTTTAGTTCCTGAAGATTCAACCGTCTTAATATAGGTTAACGGTTTAGAATTTAGATTAGGACTATCATTAATATTGATAACATCAGAGTAGTAATAGGATGAATTATCGCGTACTAGTGTTGAGAGATATGATGGTGCCTGAAACACATTAATAAATTCACCCACCAACGGAATACGTTTAATGCTACCTGCTGGCTTTGCATATATCTCTAAAAATATATTGATTGGTGAATTCCCCGGTACCAGTACTGCACGTACAGTCCCTACTGGATATGAAATATCATCTACTGTGGTACCGTTGTAAAAAACCTCAACTACTTCTGCAAGCATTATTTAACCGTCCCTTCCTTAATTTCTTTTAAGGCGTTCTGGGCTTCACGTATAAGGGCTTGTTTTTCTTCCTCAGAAAATCCAAATTCCCCACCACTATTGGAATTAGAAATATTTGTTTGCATAGATAATAAACGTTGAACAATAGTAGCCAATTTAATTAATTGTTCATCGTTCTTTACGCTTACATCCAGAAATTCTTTAATGATGGGTACTAATAATGCAGCATCTGCCGCATTGGAAATTAAGGGAGAAATAGTTTTGATTAAATCATTGATTTGTTTATCTTTCTTTTTTGAATTCTTGTAGATGTCTTCCATCAATGATGTTAACGTTGTACCAGAAAACAATTCAACCTGTGGTATCATATCTATAATTATAGAGTACGGTCGAATTCTGATATAAACCTACCAGTAGCCATATACTCAGTGTACTTCCGTTTAAAGTCATCACGCATAAAGTTCACTATCTTTGTAATGTGGTTGGTCTTGTATCCGCAACGTTCACGGATAAGAATGTAGAGTGCTTTCTTATTAAACAATTCTATATTTTCTCGAATCTTAAAGATTTCAATCACACTGTCCGCAACCTGTATGTCTGCGGGTGTAGAGAATATACGATTTAGATTCGTATCATAGTGTGCAATGAATTGTTCAACAAAATCGTGCAACGTATCTTTGAAATCTGCACGGTGTACTTCATTAGTTAAATTACGGCGTTCATCAATAATCTCTAACTCCTCCTTATTTTTGGACTTCTTAAAGTTATTATTGTTATGAACGATGAGATAATTCTTCGCTACTATAGAAAAATAAGAAAATGCCTTTCCCTTGCCTGCTGTAAACTTCGACATCTTCTCATTAAGGAAAGCAATCACTTCATGTTTTACATCTTCATAGGGAACATCGAAGTGATAAAATTTAAAGGTATGTATCATATTCTCTACCAACTTATCGAAAGCCGGTCGAATATGTGCATCATAAATACGGTTCCTTTCTATTAAATCAGTACTAGCATTATACCGTATTATTGCTTGCTCTGTTTCTTCTGTGAAGTAGTATTTTCCGGTTCTTGGTTTAGCCATTCAAAGTCTCCATTTAAATCAGTAATCATCGATTTCAAGTTTTCGAAAACAATACCTGTCTCATCGTCAGATTCAAAAGCACCTATACGATCCAATTCTGTAATGCGGTTATAGCTTTCTATAACTTTTCTACGCAATTTAACAACGAATAAGTCGTAACGGTATAATGATTCCTTATAAACCGAATTATTTTCCTCTTCAACCTCAAGTTTAAGAAGTAAATTTCGAATCACAAACAGTGATGCGGTGAATCCGATAAATAATATTACTGATACAAATATCATGCGAATAAGTCATTTAATGCAGCCGATAAATCAGTCACTTG